CAAGCAAAAGAATAGCAGTTATAAACAGAACAAATAATTATGCTGATCCAAATTTTGATTGGTCAAAGGAGGTTGAGTATTTGCAAAGCATATCTGATGATATATTTTTTTTAGGATATTATCATGAATGGCAGCAGTTCAAAAACACATTCAATGTAGAAGTGAATTTCACTAATGTTGATTTTTTGGATGCAGCCTATCTAATGCAGGAGGCAGTTGCAATCAGTTGTGGTTATTCCTGCATGGCTACAATTGCTCAGGGATTAGGATTAAGTTACAGATTAGAACAAGCACCGGGACATACCTGCTCATCATTATTAATGCCAAGAGAAACAATAATAAATAAAGCATGATTAAACTATCAGGAATCATTGAGGGCATCTCAACAAGAAAGGACAAAACAATAAAGCTATCAATCGGCACTCAGGAACTATCGCCAACAGAGGCAGCAGATATATTTCAACTCAATCAGCAGTTTTGTTATTTAGCAATCAAGCCTGAGCCATTTACAAAAGTGGAACAAGATTTGATTGATACATTAAAGACTGATTTTGAAAACATAAAAACTCCCTCACAAAGATTGAGGGCAATTTTGTTTATAAACTTTGGGCAGAATCCTGAAGGGTATAAAGATTTTTCAATTTACTATCAATCTAAAATGGATAAGATTTGTGAACATTATAAAGCAAAGATTGAGTGAAAAAGCATACAAAGATTTACATGGATTATTTTAAATATACAACAGAGGATTTCATTGCGTGTGAAATGTGCAATAGCAGGGCGGTAGATATTCATCACATAGATGCGAGGGGAATGGGAGGCAGCAATGATAAGGATCATATAAATAACTTGATGGCAGTATGTAGGGAATGCCATGTTGAATACGGAGATAAGAAACAACATATTGAATGGATGAATCAAATTCATTCAATTTACATAACTCAAAGAGCAAGATTAAATTAACTGCAAAATATCTGCATGGCAAATAATAAAGATTTAGCAAAGTATAATTTTCAAAAAGGATTTGATCCAAGAAGGAATATCAAAGGCAGTCCAAGAAAATTGATCAGCACGTTCACAGATATAGGTTACACGAAAAGGGAAATCAATGATTGCATTCAGAACATTCTTGCATTAACATTGGATGAGATTAAACAGATTCAGGACAATGAGGATTGCACAATCTTGGAAAGGACAATAGCCAAGGCATTGGTTAAAGGTTTTGAGAAAGGCAGTTTGTATAATTTGGAAACAACATTAAGTAGATCAATGGGAACACCTAAGGAAAGTGTTGAGCAGATAACCGACAACAAGATTGAGATTGTGTACATTGAGGGTAAAACTATCCTGTAAGCCATTTGCAGCCATTTCTGAGGCTTTTATATTCAAAGTAAGGTAATCTATCAGGAAAGAAACAAAGTGCTGAGAATTGCCTAAAAATAGGCTTAGAATTGAATTATGAGAATTGAACTGCCAAAAGCACATACAAACCAAAAAGTAATCATTGAATCACAATCAAGATTCAGAGTCGTGATGTGCGGCAGGAGGTTTGGCAAATCTGAACTATCTCAAATAGAAATAATCAGAGAAGCAGTTAAAGGAAATAATGTAGCATACATAACTCCAACATATCAACTTGCAAAAACATTCTTTGCAAAACTCATCCTTTGTTTGCCGTTTGAAAACAACAAATCAGATCTGATTATTAACTTTCCCAATGGTGGCAAACTTGAATTTTTTACCGGTGAGAAACTTGACAATCTCAGAGGCAGGAAATTCCACTTTGTCGTTATTGATGAGGCATCATTCATTCCTAATTTAGAATCCGGATGGTTAAATTCAATCAGACCTACCCTGACAGATTACAAAGGCAAAGCATTATTCCTATCAACACCAAGAGGGAAAAACTATTTCTATTCATTGTTCATGAAATCAGGCGAAGCAGATTGGCAATCATTCAAGTTCACTACTTATGATAATCCTTACATTGATCCAACGGAAATAGATGAAGCAAAAACACAACTACCAAGTGCAGTTTTCAATCAGGAATATCTTGCTGATCCTATGGACAATGCTGCAAATCCTTTTGGCTCTGATCATATTAGGAGTTGCATTAATGCTATGCCTAATACTAAGCCTGCATTTTATGGCATTGATTTGGCAAAATCTCATGATTGGTCGGTAATCATTGGATTGAATCGTGAGGGCAATGTTTGTTACTTTAATAGGTTTCAAAAGGATTGGAAGCAAACAAAAGATACCATCTTACAATTGGACAAAAATTGTCCTATTTTTATTGATAGCACCGGAGTAGGTGATCCCATTACTGAGGATCTCCAAAAAGCATTTCCTAATATGCAAGGTTACAAATATACTGCACATTCAAAGCAGCAGTTAATGGAGTTGCTTGTTTCAAATATCCATCAAAAGCAAATAACTTTCCCGGATGGAATCATAAAGGATGAGTTAGATATTTTTGAATATCAATTCACATCAACAGGAGTAAGATACAATGCTCCATCAGGATTTCATGATGATTGTGTGAATGCTTTGGCACTTGCAGTTATGTGTAAGGAACGAAATAAGAATGTTGGTATTTACCACTTTATATAAACTTTTCATCAAAAATCATATAATATAGTATGAGGTTATCAATTAGACAATTTCAGGATGTAACTAAAATTTCAGAATCTGAACTATCGGAACTTGACAAATCAATTTTAATAGTCAAAACATTAACTGACAAAACAGATTTTGAGATTGAAAGAATGAGTGCAAAGAAGTTTAATGCCATTTGCAGGATTGTCAGGGATATGCTTGATAGCTATGTTGCGCAGGTGGATAAGGACAAGCCAAAGAAGTTCATCAGAGTGAACGGAACAACGTACATGCTGCACTATGACATTACAAGAATGGTTGCAGGAAAGTATGTAGAGGCAGTTACATTTCAGCAGGACATGATAGGTAACCTGCAAAAGCTATTGGCAACAATGGCAGTTCCAATGAAATGGACATGGAGGGGAATCAGGGCAAAGCCTTATGATGCAACGGAGCATTCAAAGATAGCGGAGCAAATGCTTGATGCTGATTTTTCAGTAGCATATCATGCCTGTATTTTTTTTTCAGGAGTATTAATTCAGTCAATAAAGAGTTTGAATATTTATGGGAACTTTCCGGAGATGCAAACAATGGAGGCATTGGAAAAGCGTTTAGTAAATTATTTGGATGGATCTATAACGGCAAATTGGTATCAGAATTTGAAGGTATTAAATTAGATGATGTTTGGGATTTGCCTGTTCGGCAGTTTCTGAATGATCTTAGTTACTTAAAAATGAAAAGGGAAGCAGACGATGAAGGACGAAGAAATGCTGAGTTTAATCGGAGGTAGTGATGATTTCACATTAGGTGCATCAGGCATCAGTAGATTGATTGGATTATTCCAAGAGAGAATTGCGATTGAGGCAAAAGCATCTCAGGTGATTAATACCGGAAGGATGCTGAGTGATGAGAATTTCAAGCAAACCATTACTGAAAGCGGAGGCATTACTACTATTGATTTGTTCATGGCTTATTATGCTGACTTTGTCAATCAGGGTGTAAAGGGTGTTGATGATGATAGTAATGCTCCTAATTCGCCATATCAATTTAAGAATTATGGAATGAGTGAGGAGGGCAGGAAATCAATTCTTAATTCAGTAGTGGCAGGAAAAATGAAGATTGCGGATACAAGCAAAACAAAGTACGGTAAAATTGGATTAGAAGCAAAAGGAAAAGATACACCGAATCAGGATGAAATAAATCAGCAGGAAGCTAATCAATTAATATATCTGATTAAAGCATTTGGTATAAAAGAAACAGGTTTTATTGATAGGGCATTTAAACTATTTAAGGATGATGCAGTTGATGTTGTATCTGATTTTGTAGGTAAAAAAGTATTGTTTACAATAACAAAAGGATTCAAATGAGTATAACAAATTTATATGCTCCATCAGATAAGGGTTGTATTTATGATGGTGTTTGGTGGACTGCTGCAAGTGATAATACATCAGAGCCTAATTTCAAATATGTGTTTGATATATTTGATGCTGATGGCAATCAATTAATCAGGGCAAAAGTATTTCCTGATCCCTCAACAGGCAGAGGTTATTTTGATGCTGCCGGTGTATTAAAGAATGCAGTTGATGTTGAATACTTAACTCTAAATGCATTAACATTTTATCAGGATGTATTAAATAATACCAACAATTTAAAAATTGAATATAGAGTTCAAGTTGGTGAGGAATACAATGTTGATGGATCAGGAATAACAATATTGAATGATGTATCTGCAACAACATATTGTTACAATTCAATCAATGATTTATGGAGAAAGGGAAATAATTATGTATTTGCTCAATCATCAGGATCAACTGCTGCTTATGGATATGTAACTAATCGCCCTTTCTATACAAATAGTAAATATCAGAATGAGCCAATCTTTATTGGATGCCATATAAAATACACATCCTTTCCTGTTGATTACTATAACAAGTTCACTTTCAGAAAATACAATGCAGCAGGAACATTAATAGCAACTGCCAATGATGTGTATGAACTTAATCCGGGTGAGGATTATTACATGGTTGTTAATATAGGAGTTGAAGGTGTTAATAATATGACAAGTGCAGGGTGGATAAGTTCTGATGTAGCTTATTATACTGTTCAAGTCGGTAAGGATGTATTCAGGGTAAATTTAGAATGCAATGGATACCATGAACTGTACACATTGACATTCCTAAATAGATTGGGAATTTATGATACTGCACGATTCAGTTGTGTAAGCAAATTGAATATGAATGTAACAAGGAAATCATTTGAACACAGGGATGTAACTTTTGGCAATTCAGGAGTGAGCTATAAATATGACAGACTATTCAATGAATCAAAAGTAAATTTTGATGGGGTAATAGATTGGACAATGAAGCTAACAATGGATTATCCAACGGATGCTGAGTATGAATGGCTGAGTGAATTGATTTTTTCCACAAAAGTATTTTTGAGTAAATATATAGATGGACAAGTGTACCATTACCCATGCACAATAAAAAATAGCAATTACGAATACATAAAGAGATTGAGCAGCAAATTGAAAACATTGGAGATTGAAGTTGAGATTGGACAAAAACGAAATCAAATAAGGCGATGACAAGAATATTTGTTGAGAATCAGGAATTAGATATTACAAGTGATATTTCAGCGCAGTTAAATTTTGCAGTTGATGATCTTGTTAATTTGGATAGTAAGAGTTCAAGTTTCTCAAAGACTATTGTAATTCCGGGTAGTGTAAGGAACAATCTGATATTTGGCAACATCTTTGAATTTACGAATAGCAATTTTCCAACGGATGAGAATCCGAATGTTTACTACAATTACAATGCCTCAAAATCTGCTCAGGCAAGGATAGAGATTAATGGATTACCTGCCATGAAGGGAGTGATGCGGATGATGTCAATCATTATTGATAGGGGTGTTGTTGAATATGAGATTGTGTTATTCTCAGAACTTGGGGGATTCATCTCAGCACTTGGAAATAAGAAATTGCAGGATCTTGATTTTTCAGCGTATGATGTTGAATGGAGGGTTATTCCAATTACAGATAGTTGGGATAATTACAATGCAGGAAGTGGTGTTGTATTTCCTTTGATTGATTATGGCAATGTAAGTTTAAATAGGCATGATTATTATTTCAGAGCATTTCGCCCTGCCATGTTTGTGAAAGAATATGTTGATAAGATAATTGATAACTCAGGTTACACTTATGAATCTGATTTTTTAAATACTAATTTTTTTAAAAGATTAATCATTCCCAATAATGATAAGGACTTATTAAATAAGGATTTGGTTAATTATGTGATTGGTGATTTGTATCCATTTACTGAGGATACAGGATTTTTGCCAACAACAAGAATAATAGATATCCCATTTCCAAGCTATACAATATCAGGACAATTTGCATTTAACTCGCCTAATGAATTTGAATACATTGATTCTCAGATACGAAATGTAGCAATAACATTTAATTTGGTAGCATATTATGAGCAGGAATTTGAAAAGCCAATAGGATCAAATTATACTTTTTCTGCCTCTTATTCAAAGTTACAATGTTTAAAAAATGGCGTTTCAATTGCAGATGTGGATTTACCAATTGCTGCTCATGTCGGTGATACCGGTAATTTATTTCAGGGAAATATAGATAAAATCATAAAGGTAAATGTTGAGTTGAATCAATATGACAAAATAAAATTTAGGGTTATTTCATCAACACGATCAAGTAGTTTCATTTATACAAGTAATTGGGATACAAGAATATTATTGAATGATAGGGATTCATTAATTACTGCTCATGTAAACATTGTAAATGATCCTGCTGAGTCGGTACCTTACTCTTATACTGACACATTAAAAATAAATGATACTATTCCTAAAAACATATTTCAAAAAGATTTCTTTACATCACTAATGAAGATGTTTAATCTGATGATAGTGGAATCAAAATTAAAGGATAAGCATCTGATAATAATACCTAATGTAGATTTTTACTATATCAGCAATGCTATTGATTGGTCAGATAAGATAAACAGAAACAAGCCAATCAAGATTAAGCCAATGTCAGAAATCAATGCAAGGTATTATGATTTTAATTACAAAGGAGATAATGATTACTACAATGAATTGTACAAAAAAAGATGGAATCAGGGTTACGGAGATAGGCAATACGACAATGGAATGGACTTTGCTACTCAGAACAAAAAGGTTGAGATTATTTTCAGTTCCTCAGTATTGGTAGGTTATCCGGATGAGGATAAGATTGTTCCTGTTATTTGTAAGATTGATCAGAAAGGAAGTGCTGAAGAAAAAGAGGAATCCATTGCACACAATCTGAGGATAATGCAATGTAAGAAAATGGAAGGGGTAAGTGCTTATGATATTTATGAAAACATTACTGATCCGGGTGCAAGTGTATTAGGATCGCCTACAAATTATTTGTATGCAGGGCATTTCAATGATCCTGATGATGTGACAAGTGATTTGAATTTTGGAAGCACAAAAGAGTTGTTTTATGCATTAACAACAGGTGCATTACAAAATAATATATGGAATGCTTTTTATTCAACTTATATGGCTGAGATTACCGATAAGGATGCAAGGCTTGTAAGTGGTGAGATATATTTAACTGAAACTGAAATATTCAATTTAGATTTCAGGAAGTTAATTTTCTTTGATGGTGCATTGTATAAGTTGTATAAGTTGATTGATTGGGTGGCAGGTGATGTTTGCAAGGTAGAGTTGTTGAGGGTTATTAATACAACGTATGAGAGTATATTTTTGCAAAGATGCACTATTAATAGCAGCAGTAATCCTGATCCGTATAGTGGCAATACAGACAATTATTATTTTCAATTAAGCAAAATTTGGAGTGATGATGCAATGTATCCATTTACATTTACTATAATGGCATTAATAATTAATGAAGTTGACTATGGAACAAGTCAGACATTTACAATAAATGATATTACTGATGTTCATGTTGCAACAGGATTAGATGGCAGGGTTTATTATACTGATGTTGTTGATTGGGTAAATAGTTTAATACCAAGTGAATCAAAGTTGAAGTTTTATGATGACTTTAATACAAAGGAGCATCCTAATGATTTGACATTTAGTATAGTTATTCAAATGGAAAATTACGGAGGGTTGTATTTAGGATTATACAGGTATAATAATACAGGATTTTATGTTGCAACAACTATTCCGGCAGAGCCGAATGATTATGCTTTAATCGGTGATAGCACATATAAAAACTGCATATTGATTCAGAATGATTAAGAAAGTTTACAAAGCAATAGATAATCCATTGGGGTTTGTGATGCTTAAAAGCAAGCCAAAGATTCATGATGTAGTTATAACATTTGATGAATTTAATGATGAGCAGAAAAAGAAGTTATTATATTTCAGAGAGGTTATAACATCAAAGATTGGGGATTGTGAGATGTCAATTTTCGGATCTCAGATAAAAGGGAATTGGGATGAAACAAGTGATTATGATATTGTGATTTATAATATGCCAAGTAGGGAGGATATGATTTATTTAAAGGGATTTAATTATGGATTTAAAGTAGATATGTTTTTCAAACAAGGGGATAAGTATTTTGAAAGGGCGGTAAATTTTTAATAAAGAAAAAAGATGGCAGAAAAGTTAGAAATAGTTGCAACGGTAAAAGTAAATGATCAGGCTATTGCTGAGTTATCAAGCAAGGTAGATAAGGCAAAGCAATCATTGATTGATATGACTGCACAATTTGGTGCAGGATCAGCGGAGGCAAAGAAAGCAGCAGATGAGGTTGCAAAATTGAATGGTCAATTAGCACAATCAAAGCAATCAGCAGAGGGCATTGATGAGCCAATCAAATCAATGAAGGCTCAGTTAAAAGAAGCCAACAATGAACTATTACAAACCAACGAGCAGTATCAGAAGAATATAGCTAAGATTAAAGACGCCAAGACCTTAACGGACGCCTTTAATCCTGACGCTAAATTTAAAGGATTAGGTAACGCAATCCAAGGTGCAACAGGTGCATTGACTGCAATCACAGGGGCGCAGGCATTATTTGGAACTGAGAGCAAAGCAGTACAGGAAACACTATTGAAGGTGCAGGGAGCAATGGCATTCAGTCAGGGCATCAATTCAGTTTTAGAATCAAAGGATGCATTCAAGGCATTGTATGTTCAAATCTCATCTTTGTTTGTGGCAAAGCAGGCGGATGTTGCGGTTACTGCGGAGCAGGTTGTTGCAACGGAAGCGCAGGCGGTGGCACAAACTCAAGTCAGCATAGTGCAAAAGATAGTTACTGCCGGGCAATGGTTATGGAATGCAGCAATGGCAGCAAATCCAATAGGAGCAATTGTAGCAGCAATAGCGGCATTGATTGCAGGGATAGTATTGCTTGTATCTTATTTTAAATCAAGTGCAGCAGAGGCAAGGGCGCAAGCAAAGGCGGTTGCTGATAATAAGAAAGAGGTTGAGGCATTATCAAAAGCATTATCAAAGAACAATCAGGAATTAGAAACTAATCAGGCGCAGCAACTTGCGATGGCAAAGGCAAGTGGAAAGAGTGCTGAGGAGATTCGTAAACTTGAAATAAAATTAGCGGATGAAAAGATTGCATTTGAAAGATCAAACAGGGCGATTGCATCAAATACAAGAACAAAGGAATTAAATTATTTGGCCACACTAAAACAGAATGGAGCATCGGATGAAACTATTGCAGCACAACAAAAGGTTGTTGAAAGTGCAACGGAAATAGTAAATAAGCAAACTGAATTACTTGATAAGGCAAAGAAGGAGCGTGTTGATATTGCAAACAAACAAGCGGTAGAAGTTACTCAGGCAGCAACGGATGGTGCTGCTAAAAGAAGGGAGCAGGCAAAGACTGATGGCGAAAAGAGTAAACAAGATGAAAAGGAATTAGCAGCAAAGAGAGTTGAATTTGACAAAGCAACAAATGAATTGATTGCACAAAATAAAATTAATGCAATTAAGGATGAATTTGAAAGGCGCAAAGCAGAAAGTGATAAGCAATTTAATGATGAGAAAGCTATTCTTGATGCTCAGTTATTAAGTAAAGAAATAGATCAGGATGAATACAATGCAAAATTAGGAGCAAATAAAATAAAGTATGCTGATATTAATGCAAAGATAACTGCTGATCAACAAGCTAAGGAATTAGAAAAGATTAAGAAGTTCGGGGAGCAGCAATTAATCATTGATGATTTAGTTCAGCAAAATAGAATCAACTCAATAAAGGATGCAAATGATAAGCGTGATGCATTGGTTGATGATGCGCAGCAAAAAGAGATTGATGCTTTATTAAAAAGTGAGGATGATAAGTTAATCACACATGAGCAATATTTACAAAAGCGAAAAGAACTTGATGAGAAGTATGGCATTATCAGGCAATCAAATAATGAAGCAGATGCAAAGAAAGAATTTGATACTGACTTTAAAAAATTAGATGATGCTTCAAAAAATAGTGAGTTAGGATTTGAGGCAATGAAAGATGCTAATGCAAAAGAAAGAGAACTAATTGATGCACATTACAAAGACAAAGCAGGATTTGAGCAGGAATATACTGCGGCGGTTGCTGCAAATACTGCACAAAGAAAGGCAATAAATAGAGCAGAGTTAAATGCAAAAATAGATTATGTTAAAAGATTTGGGGAGATATTAGGAGGGTTAGCGGATGTAATTGGTAGGGGTACAAAGTTGGGAAAGAAAGCAGCTATTGCATCATTGATAATTGAACAGGGAGTGAATGTTGCTAAGATTACAATGAATACAATTGATAGCACAAAAGCTATTGCTACAAAATATGCAAAGATTCCCGGAGGTCAAATACCTGCTGCCATTGAAATAGGATTAAACATTGCTCAGGGAGCAATCAGTATTGCGAAATCAGTACAAGCAGCAAAGAAAGGAATAACAGATATTAATGCAGCAGGTGGAGGTGGTGGTGCTGATGGTGCAGGTGGTGGTGGTGCAAGTGGCGGTGATACATCAACAGGCGGTGGCGGAGCAGCACCTATTCCTCCACAAGCAGATCAAACTGCTTTGCCTCAGGATCAGATTAATCAACTTGCAACTGCCAATGCAGCAACAAGGGCTTATGTTTTGGAATCTGATGTAAGTGGAAATCAGGAAAGAATAACACGAATAAATAGAGCAGCACGAATAAATTAAAATTAAAATTATGAAATTACCTGTTTACGAATTAAGGATCAATTCAGAATTAAATGATGATAGCGAAGTAAGCTATATCAGTTTGGTTGATGAGCCTGCAATCATGAAGGATTATTTAGTTTTTCAAGATGAAAAAAAACAAGCACAAAAGTTTCAGATAATATCTGAGGATAAGCATATCATCTCCGGGCCGATTATGATTGCTGATGAGTTGATTTACAGGGCAGCGAATGCGAAGATTCAAACTGAACATTATGTAAAATTCTCAGCAGAAACAATCAAGGAGATTGCTATCAAATTTAGTAAAAGGAAATATCAAAATAATGTAAACCTGATGCATGATCCTTCTCAAAAGGTTGAGGGTGTTACAATGTTTGAATCCTTTTTAGTGGATAAAATCAGAGGCATTAAGCCGATGGCAGGATTTGAGGATGTTCCGGATGGTAGTTGGTTTGGATCATTTTACATAGAGAATGATGAAGTTTGGCAATCAATAAAATCAGGAGATTACAAAGGATTTTCTGTTGAGGGATTATTTGATTATACAAATCCGATGACCTATGAGGAACAATTGCTACAAAAAATTAAGGGTATTCTTTATTCATAAGTCTTATAAACATAAAAATTTAATATAATAGTATATGAATGCAACAGAAATAATAAACAAACTGAGAGAAACTTTCTCAGAAATGACAGGAACAACTGCTCCTGCAATACAAAATTTTATGGATGCAACTTTAATGGATGGCACTCCAATTCAAGTAACTGAGTTGGCAGTTGGTGGTATAGTTTCAATAAATGGTACACCTGCTCCGGTTGGTGAATATCAATTATCAGATGGCAGCTATCTTGTTGTTGGTGATAATGGTGCAATAACTGAATTAAAGCCTGTTGATACTGCTGCTCCTGCAACGGATGCTGCATTGCCTGAGGACATGAGTTCAAAGTTTGCTGCATTTGAAACATCCACAAATCAAAAGTTTGCATCTTATGAAACAAAGTTTTCAGCGTATGAGCAAAGGTTTGCTGATTATGAGGTAAAATTATCTAAGGCTAATCAAGTGATTGAAGGTCTTTTGAATTTAACTCAGACATTAGCAGAAACTCCAACAGGCATTCCTGATGAAAGTGTAAAAACTACAAACACATTCAAAGAGGAGTCAAAATTTAACTATTCAATTTTATTCAAGTAAAAAAATTTAACAATGGCATTAGCATTTTCAGGTCTTAGTTCATATACTAAGCAATTAGTTCAGCCTCTACTTACATCTGCGGTTTTTGAAGCAAAGACTCAGCAGTTGATTATGAGTTCAGGTATTATCATTCCGGGAGCAAAAGGGCCGGTATCTATTCCTTTGATTGACACGAATGCAATATTTCAATCTCAGTCATGTTCTTGGGATCCTTCAGGAACTACAACTATTTCTCAGCGTACAATCACACCGGGAAAGATTAAGATTGAGGAAGCAATTTGTGTGAAAGATCTTGAGGCTTACTTTACTGCTGAAATGTTGAAGGCAGGTAGCACTTATACAGATATGAGTGATCCTAATTTAACGAAAGCATATCTTGGCAAAAAGAATGTGCGTATAGCTTCACAACTTGAAACTGCAATATGGCAGGGCGATACAGGATCAGCAGATGTAAATCTTAATAAATTTGATGGTCTTGCTAAGTTGATAAAGGCAGGCTCACCGGTTGATGCGAATGTATCAGGTTATACAGGTGCTGCTGCTACAACTACTTTGACTGCTGCAAATGTGGTTGCCTCAACTGAGGGAATATACAAAGCTATTCCTGTTGCTATAATGGCGAAGGGTGATGTGAAGATATTTGTTGGTAACGATTGGTATAGAACATTGATCATGGCTTATCGTGCTTTGAATTTGTTTGCATACAATCCACAAGATGCAACTGCTGCATCATTTATCCTTCCGGGTACAAACATTGAGATCATGGCGGTTAATGGTTTGAATGGTATTAATGAGGCTTATGCAATTAGTCTTTCAAATATAGCAATGGCGGTTGATTTAGCTGATGAGGAAATGAACTACAAACTTTGGTATTCAGAAGATAACAATCAGGTTCGCTATCGTGTTGAGTTCAAAGCAGGTGTCAATGTTGCTTACACTGCTGAGTGTGTGAAGTACATTGCTCACGCTTAATTAAATAATCTAAGGCAGGGTAAAACCTGCCTATTAAAATAAAAAAATATGGCATGTAGTTTAATATCCGGCTATTCTATTGAATGTCGGGATTCAGTAGGCGGAGTAGAAATAATCTACTTAATTGAAAATTCTGCCTTGTATGATGCAAGTGGCAACAGTAGAGTAACTGAGGTTTCAGGAACTGTTACTGCACTTACAAAAAGTTCAGGAAAGAAATTTTATAAGTTTGAAGTACCAAGAGGAACTGCAAATGCAGCCAATGGTATTACTTCATCTATTGAAAACGGAACTTTCTTTTTTACACATAAAGTAATGTTCCCTATCAATGATCGTTCAGCAAGTACAAGAAACATTGTTACTACATTAGCAAAGAATCGCCTCACATTCTGTTTAAAGGAAGGTGATGGTAGTTTCCGTATGTATGGCAAAGAGTTTGGTTTGCAATTAGAAACATCGGAGGCAGGAAGTGGTACTGCTTTGGGCGATCGTAATGGATTTATGTTATCGTTTTCATCACAAGAAAGAGAGGATTTTTTAATTGTACCATCTAATATTGCTGCTGCATTAGAAACACCCGGAACTTAATCTCTGAAAAACACATAAAAATTGCTCCTGCCCTGCATTAGGCAGGGGCTTTTTTAATTTAAGATGATAAACATTCTCAGAAATATTACTACACCAATTACAAACACTATTTATTTGACATTATCAGATAAACAAACTGCTCCATCTGATTGGTATTGGTTTCAGTTTACGAATAGATTAACGAATGATGTGATTGTTTCTTATTTTGAAAACATAAGCACAACAAGTAGTTATCAAAAATTTGAGTTTGATTCAGATATTTTCACAACATTGGATTCAGGTTATTGGACTTATGAAGTAAAGGAAAGTAATGCAAACCATAATGCACCTGTTGGAAATCTGTTAGAGATAGGTTATCTTTATTTGCAGGATGATGAAGTATTTGAGCCAATAAAATATTCTGAGCAATCAAATAATTTTAAGACATACAATGGACAATAATTATAAATACATAACGCTTGAATTTGATCAAGCAAAGAAGCCAAAATTTGAGGAAAAGAAAGGGAAGGGATATGTAGAATATGGTGAAGATAATAACTATGCAAAGTATCTTTTGGATTTGTATAATGAATCACCAAAGCATGGTGCGATAATTAAAAGCAAAAGTATCTATGTATATGGGCAAGGCTTTGAGGTTGCAGGAATAGCCAATAGCAAAGGGGAATCATTCAACGATGTAATGAAAAGGTGCATTCAGGATGATGAGATTTTTAGGGGTTATTATCTACAAATAATTTGGAACAGGGCAAAGAAGGTTTCAGAGATTTACCATTTAGATTTTCAAAAGGTTAGGGTAAGCAAAGATTTACAGACTTATTACGTTAAGAATGATTGGATGGATCACAGAGAAAAGGCAAGGGTTTATCCTGCCTTTAATGTTAATGATCCTATTGGCAGTCAGATTTTCTATAAAAAAGAATACAATCCAATAAGTGAAGTTTATCCGCTGCCAAGTTATATGCAGGGGTTGAATTATGTGGAGTCGGATATTGAAGTATCACGCCATATTTTGGCAAATGCAAAGAGGGGTTGGCAGGGAAATACATTGGTTAATTTGAACAATGGTGATCCTGTTGCTGAGGAAGGCAAGGAGGAAATTGAAAGGCAGTTGCTTAAAAAGTTTTCAGGTAGTGATGGGAAGAGGGTTGTGATTATGTTTAATAAGAGCAAAGACAATGCTGCTGAGATTACTGATCTTGGTGCATCTACTTTGACAAAGGAGGATTTTACGAATGTAAATGGATTGATTCAGCAGGAGATATTTGCCTCACATCAGATTACATCATCAGAGATTTTTGGTATTTCTGTTCCGGGTGCAATGGGAAGCAGAAATGCAATGAGGGATGCTTATGAGATTTGGAACAATACATATTGCAAAAATCGGCAAATGGAGTTTGATGTTGTATTTACTAAGTTCAGGAATTTAAAGGGGGAGGCAGGGGATTTTAAGATTGTTCCGGTTGAGCCATTGAAGTTTGAGTTTTCGGAGAATATCATGAGTGCTAATTTAACTCAGGATGAGATAAGGGCAATAATGGGATTTGATCCATTAGGAGGCAATGCAGCCACTTTACCCACTCAACAAGGGGTAGGTACTACTCAGCCACAAAGTGCCTCAGAAACGCTTGTAAATGACTCTCTGAGGAATTTAACAGGTCGGCAGTATCAGAATGTGATGCGGATAGTCAGGAATTTTGGAAATGGCAAGTTATCTAAGGAGCAGGCATCGTTAATGCTCAAATCAGGCTATGGATTGCAGGACTCAGATGTGAATGCATTTTTGGGTGTGGATGATGATCCAATGACCAATGATGAGATAAACAAGTTCAACTCAAATGAGGATGATCGGATGTTTTCTGCATTTGCTGAATGTGGAGATGATTTCAGTCAATATCAGGTAATCAAATCTTTTGCAATGGGATTTGCCGATCAAAGCATTACACAACTTGAGGCAAATATTATTGAGGCATTGAACAATAATCCCAATTTAGTATCTGAGGATCTTGCAAAGATTGTAAAGAAGCCTGTATCTGATGTGAATGATATTTTAAAATCATTACAGGATAGGAAAATAATTTCAATATCAACAACAAAAGTAGGTCAGGACACAATACAGAAAATAGCAATCACAAAGCCATTATCTGAACTATCAGGTAAAGAGCCAA